AAATTACTACACAATCACAAACCGGCCTAGTAGGGTTAGATGACCGTTCAGTGGTAGGTAAAGGAATGCTATTTGCTAGAAACCCAGACCAATCTAGTAATGCGCCAGCACAATGTTATCAAGATTCAATTGCGCCTCAACACTTTTCAGATGGTTATCTAGTGGCAGTTGAGCAGTTGTTCCTAGGCGGCCAATGTGGCACTGATTGGGCAGTTGGGTCCGACATAAGCATAAACGTCATGCTAGAATGCACAGTTGAAACACTATCTCAGTCTGCTGCTATGGCGCTCGCACTATCGCAACAGTGAACCTGGGGGCATCTCTAGTGGTTGACGTTAGCGAACTTACTGCCCAAGGGCTATGTGGAGTGATGGAGAAGGCTCTAATGGCTCAAGGCGTTAGTCCAATGATAGCAAAACAGCTAGCAGAGAGAGCGTGTGAGCCAGCCGTAGATAGAGCAGTTGAAAAGGTCACAAAACCAGTTCAAAAAAAGGTAAACGCATATTCTAGGAGATACAAGCGTGAATTCAAGAAAATTGCAAACAAATACAAATCCAAATCTGGTAAATGGCTAAAGAATGGATTCAAAAGAGCAGTAAAAGAGGCGCACAGGTTGGCTAAAAAATGAGTCGAAGAGTATTGATGGGATTGTGTAAAGGGCAGGAAACTGTTCATTTGATTAACAACAATAAGCAAGGAGAAGCTTGGAGATTAGTTTCCTTTGACATATATGGTAAAAAACCGAATGAATTGGGTGTATTATTGTTCTCTGCTAGGTTAGCATTGTCCATGGATGGACTAAGCACACCTACAGCCACAGGTTCAGGTTTGTTAGATTTTGACCGAGACCAAGTGATCGCAATTCAAACAATACCCACAGGTGACTTTGTGCATACAATATTAGATGATACGGCTGTTGTAACTACAGATTTGTTTTTACAAAATTGCACAGGTAATGGTATTTATTACAAAGTTGAATTAGAACAATTCTCAATATCTGCTGACAAACAGGTATTACTACAACTGAAACAATCAGGACAGAATGTTTAGACACTAGGTTGACAGTCAAAACAGACTATTCTGGTCAAACCATCGTCATCGTAACAGTAAGAAATCCTGTTTTCTAGCTCAAGCATCTTACAAACGTCACATACGACATAACACTTCATTGATTCAACTCCTTAATTACCCACATAACTCCACAATATATGCCAGAATTTACACATGGAATGCCTGATTTACCTTTTTTTCTGATTTGTTCTTTACCACAATTGTTGCATTTAGCTAATACTGTTCGACTCATGCGTTCAACTCCTGTTCTAAGCATTCTACAATGACATTTGCTAACGCATCATTGCGTAATTTCATTCTGTGTAACAGGATTGCGCATATTCTGCGTGTATCTAGGTCTGCTGCACCGTACGCGTCAGCACCATTACATCTAGCTACAATGGCTTTGTCAACAAAATCTGACCGATATCCACGAGGAACAGTAGCATTTAGACGGTCTGTTGTAGATTTTCTTATGTTGTAGCTGCGAATACTCCTGATCATTTAACATTCGCCTCCATTTCTGCTAGTGTAAACATCCATTCCGTAACATCACTGTCACAATTTTGACAAGTTCCTTCTCCACTTTGATATTGAATCCATCTTGGGTGTTGACACATACATATCATTTGTCTCATTTTATCCACTCCAAATGCTGATTTTCTAACCTGAATTGGCAATACCAACATCCTAAATCGTATGTTTTACCTATAATACAGCCACAAATACACAAATCTTTGTCCATTATTAACAGCCAACCGCTCTTATTTTATTAAATAACCGGTTTTTACAGGTAGATTCGGCTAGATTCATGGTGCTGCGCCCCATAAACCGCCTAGCCACTGGCCTAGATGTTCAAGATGAGGGGTGGAACATGTATATAGACTAGGTAGTATCAAAAGTAAACTATGGCAAAAAGCGATTCGTTTTTTATTAGAGCCTCTCTACTAGTTGGAGATGGAGACAACTTTGTTCAAGACAACATTGACTTAGGTGCGTATGTAGACGCACTCGGAAAGTCTGTATTGAGAATACACAATATAGAGTATGAGTGGGCTTGCGGGCCAAATGCATCAACTGGAACACCTAATGGTGCGCCATTTATGGATGGTGACAGTGCTTCACCTGCCCAGTGGCAAATTACTACACAATCACAAACCGGCCTAGTAGGGTTAGATGACCGTTCAGTGGTAGGTAAAGGAATGCTATTTGCTAGAAACCCAGACCAATCTAGTAATGCGCCAGCACAATGTTATCAAG